TTAGCATGGAGATTCGGGCGACTCAAGTTTCTTTGGCGAAAGTGACGACTGATACGCGCGGATCTCTTCCAAAAGAGGCCACGTCAGCCAGTGCCTCAGTGGGAGGTCCTTGGCCTTCAGCATGGTCTGAGCCAGTTCAAGCCCACCCTTCAAGTCGTCGAGGAGCGCGAGTTTGGCAAGCTTGAAGATCGGCTCAAGTACGCTGGTATCCCAGTTCTCGACCTGGGTCTTGCAGCTGGCGAACTTTCCTAGACGCTTATTAGCGAGCCAAATGTTTGCCCGGAAGCGGAGACGTGCGCCCATGTCAATGATGTGGTCTTCTTGCACGATGCTTCCCAGCTCGATCACCGCTCCGTGGCGCTCAGCCTGGAGCAAGTTGTATGGGAGTATTCCAATCCCCAGCGACTGTACGAACTTGATCGACTCTTTATCGCCCTTAAGTAGATTTTTTACGACAGCAAGCGCGAAGTAAGACCCCAGTGCAAGGACACGGTTGGAGGCGTACTCCAAGTAATCGCTGTCCACATGCAGGTCCTCGCCCAGTGCACCCTTCCACTCACATTTGCCGACTGCGTTGTCATACTGGGCACTGGCAATGCCGCCGTTATGGACTATCATGTGACGTCGCTGAAAGATCTCGATCGTTGATTCGTGGCGGGCCAGTGGCGGGATGTTTACGTGCAGCTTTTTCTCAAGAAAATCGAGCCAATCACTGTAACTACCGTGAAGCAAGTTATCAATCGTCTTATCGATGTGACTGTTCCGAAGAGATTCGAGATCCTCATGGTCGGAGATGTCGGCCCAGGTAAAGGTCCTACCCGAGTCCGCTATTATCTTCGGATGAGCGGTGATGGCCGCCCTTAGCAGGTTGCCAACAAGTACTTCGAAATCGGCTATCACGCTTGTTAAGAGTGAAGCCAGCACACGTGTGGAGCTTTTTCGAGTGCGGTGTTGCAGAACGGCCATACCAACAGCGCTCATGTACTCCTGCCAGCAATCCTGAGGCAGACTCTCTATCCAAAGTTCCTCGGCCGTGGGGGATTCTGAGGCTTCTTCCTCCGGATCAGTGTCAGGCTTACGGGGCTGTTCGGATTCTGCTTCATCTATTCTGGTTAGTTGGCCATCGAATAGAGCCCATCCGGTGTCCAGCACGCTGCGATTTACATGCGGGAAGTCACGCCCGATACGGTCCATCGCGCGCTTTTTATGGTCGTTCAGATCAGATTCACGGCTTCTAATAAACTCGGCCGTATAGAGGAGCTCTTCTTGATTGGAATTGAACCTGTGAAGCTGAGCTCTGACCTTTGCTGCCAGCTCATTTGGTGTCCACTGCTCTGTATCCGTGGCGACGTCTGTGCTCAAAATCCCCCGCTAGTCGATAGTTCCATATATATCCTGTGCCCGGTCATATCGAGCCCGAGCATGATCATACAGTCGGCGAGTTGCCCCTAATTGCCAACGGTTTCCACCGAGCGTGCACTGTCACCTGCGCTCGTGGGCGGCCTGGCGATACCTCCACATGATGGATGAGTCTAGAGACAAGATCGCGTTTTGCTTCCAAGGGAAGAAGGGTCCAGTTTGCCAGCAGATCTGGGATAAGCGATGCCGGAGGCCGAGATGCAACCACCTTTGCATCTCTGATGGCAATCTCTAGCTCGTCCCGTTGACCGGTGAGTTTGTCGCGCAGCCGCCGGTAGGTGTCATCGGGGATCGTGCCGTCGAGCATCTTGTTTGTGAGTTGGTCCATGCGGGTGCCGAGCTTGGCAAGCTGTTTCTTGAGGTGGGTGGCAGTGTCAGCTGCACTCGCTGCTTGCTGTTCTGCGCGGGCGGCGAGGTCAGCTTCCGCATCAACGTTGGCAGCAACGCCTTCCAGCCAGGCAAGGAACTCCGACTCCACCGTGGTGGTCGTGACGTAACCGCCTGTGTGCTTCCGCTTGCCGGCGACATCAGCGCATTTGTATTTGGGAGACCTAGCGGCGCCGTACATGCCGGCATGCATCGCTGCTCCGCATGCGCAGCGGATCATTCCGGAGAAGAGGTAGTTGGATCGTTCGCTGCGCCGGTAGACCCGACGGGCTTCTCGTCGGGAGAGGTATTCGTTCCATTCCTCGGGCGCGATGACGGGTTGGTGGATTCCTGGCACGCGCTCGCCGTGGGCGGTGATGTAGCCGGCCCCGAAACCTTGGTCGAGAATTCGGCGTATCGTTCGGTCGGACCACATCCCGTCCACGGACACCCCGTAACCAGTGACCGGCCGCGTTGGTCCTTCGTTCAGCCACTTCACGAGGGAGTAGAAGGACTGGCCGGAAAGGTAGCGGCGGTACAGATCAGCCAGCACAGGCCCGGTGACAGGATCTGGGCTGAAGCCCGCCTCTTTGGAGTATTGGTAGCCGAAGCGTGGCTTTCCATTGGCAGGGATACCGGCTTTCACGCGCCGGGCGTGGGTTTCTTTCCACTGCTCCCCCATCCGTTCGGACTCGAAAGCAGCCAGCTCTGCGAGCATGCCCCGGGCAAACCTCCCCGATGACGTCGTGGTGTCCATGGGTTCCGTAGCGGATTCCATCCGCCCACCGATGCCCTCGACCCGGTCAACTGCAATCGCCCAGTCTTTGCGATTCCTCGACACGCGGCTGATTTTCCAGACGACCAGGACCTCGGCAGTGCCAGCCTCGATCATGCCTATAGCACGCTCTACTTGTCGGCGCTTCCAGAAACGCCCTGTCATATCCAGATCGGTGACGGTCTCTACGATCTCATACCCGCTGCGCTCGCAGTGCTGCTCGATGGAGGCCAGCTGCAGCTCCGGGCTGATCATGCCATCGCGCTCTTTCGATACGCGGATGTAGGCCACTGCGCGTTTGGGGGTGGCCGGTACGGCTTTTAGGTGGGCTTTTGGGGTGCTCATGAGTGGCAGCGCTTTCTCAACGTGATCGTGGGCAAGTGCTCAGAGTTGCTGACGTTCGATGGCCATCAGCGTTGTCCATTCCGCATATGTGAGGTTGCCCAGCCGGTCATGGAGGACCCCCTCAGTGACCCAGAGTTCATCGGCCAACTCCCAATGACACCGAGCCCAACGTAGGCCCTGAATCAGGGACTCAAGGCTGACAAGCCGGCGTGCAGTCTCCGCTCGTACCTCAGCCTCTATCGACGCTGGCTGGCAGCCAGTGTGGCGTTTTTCGAGATGCACAAGTTCGTGCGTGAGTGCGCATCGTCGCTCTACTTGGTCGAGGGTTCTATCCAGCCAAATGGTGTCGGTGCCGTTGGTACGGCCGGGTGCCCCATCGGGCATGACTATCCACGACAGCCGTACGTCACCGTGCGCTTTGAGAATTTCCCATGGGTGGAACACATACGCAAAGTGCACGAAAGGGCTAATTCCTGACGCAATCGGGGGAAAAAGTTTAGCCCGACTTCGTATGCCCGGCGACTAGACGGCGTCGGCGGCCATAACTGGCAGGAATCGACCTGTGCGGTTCGGCGTTACGCGGAGGTCTGGAACCACAAGATCCGGGCTGAAGAGCATGTATTCGCTCCCAACGTGCTGCTTCTGCGCGGTATGGGAGATCTCGAAGATGGCACAGCGCAGATCTGAATAGAGTGATTGACGGATGTCCTTATGAACGTCGTATGTCAGTACCCAGGGAAGGCCTGTCTGGGCGAGGTGTTCAGAGAGGCTCCCATGCGAGGCACCGAAGGCGTGAAGGTAGAGGCGCTCCCCCTCTTCAATATAGGGAGGATCCACGTAGACGAAGGTGTCACCGCCAAGAGGTTCTAGATCGTTTAGGAAAACGAGCGCATCCTTCTGGTGAATTGTTACTGCCTGGTTGAACTGTCCGAGGAATCGAACCCGTTCGGCCAGGCCTTCTTTGTTGAACCTTGCGTCGATCTTCCACGTGCCGGTCTGATCTAGCCCACCGATGGGCCGGGCTTCGAGGATTCCCGATCGGTTGGCTCGATTCAGAAAGAAGGTGGCGAATCCAAGGTCGAAGCGATCGGCGGCCTCGCCCGAGGCGTAAATTTCGCGCCAGTGGTGCCAGCGGTCAAGTGTCACTTCTGCTGTCTCGATGGCCTTTGCGAAACGTTCCGTGTTAGTGAACACACCTTCCCAGAAAGCTGCTATGCCAGGGTTGATGTCGTTGATATGGATGCGGTCAACGTGGCCTTGGGTGAGAAGAGCGAGGGCAGCTCCGGCTCCCCCGGCAAATGGCTCAGCGTACTGCCGCGGACGCTGAGGCTGGGCTTCGATTAGTCGTCGGAAATACGGCGCTAGTCGTGCTTTGCCGCCGGGATATCGAAGCGGGGAGATGTACCTCATGTATGTGATTCTTTCAGGGTTCGGTGTTCGTGGCCACCGCAGTGCGACCTGAGTCTCCGCGTTCTAGTAGAGCCTTCAGGAGATCATGGATGGTGCCCCAAATATTCTTTACCTCCGCGGGGCTGAAAACGGCCCATTCGTTATGGTTCGCAGCATTCAATGCATCGGCGGAAAGTGTCCAGCTCTTATCCTTACCGACGCTCATCTGTTGGACGGTTCCCTGGAATCTTCTCAAGTCATCTTGGTGTTGCACGTGGCCGGACAACCACTTTAGGCAATCGCCGTAGCCTACGAACGTGCGATGGGTTGGAATCTTCTCGCCCTGAAGATGGGCATAGGATTTGATGGTCTTCTCTACCAGGGTCCGAATGGCGTCGATGGTGATATTGGGGGCGTCATCAACGTTGACCTTCCCAAGCTCGGCCACGAGCTTCCTGACAGAATTCGAATAGGCGTCGTGTACCTTTACACTGCTGAATCGAAGCTTCGGTCCTGCGAAAGGATCGCGGGGCGCTCTGGAGCCACCGGTCGCTCTGCCGCCATCAGTTGCCGCTGTGGGCGCTCCTGTCGGCCCCTGGACCGGTGTGTGTTGGACTACGGGTTGGTCTTTCCTGAGTTCTTTGTCTGGGGCCGAAGACTGGGGCCCATTAAGCCAATCATCCCGGTGCTTTGTTGTGTTCCAGACCCGCGACCAAGGCACTTGACCTTCAGCCAGCGGCGTCGCAAGTTTTTCGACCAGTCCCGAGAAGAACGGCTTGAGGTCCGAGGGGTCGTAGTAACTGATGACCTGTCCGTCGGAGATCTCCAGCCCGAGCTTCTCCTTAGTTTCTTTTGCATCCAAAATGCGATCAAGGTTTGTGTATTGACCGCCGTGCACTACCACGTCTAGCTGTTCCATGAGCTTCTGGTCGTCCCCGTACCAGGTCTCAATTGCGCTGATGATGCGTTCTAGATTGCTGATGTTGCCAGTGCGACGAGCTCGAAAGTTCTCCTTCTGCCTCGCGCCCCAACTCTTGATGCCACGGCCATTGGCTTGACTGTGCTTCATCTCGATCCATTCATCTGCTTGGTCGCGATCTGGGGCGACAGCAACGGAGGCGGAACGGATTATGGCGACTCTGGTCTTGTTAAGACGCTCGTACTTTGTTCGGTCTTCCTCTGGAGCTAGCTTGGGCCGATCCATGAGGCGAAGTGCGCAAAGGCGGCGGTTTCCCTCAAGGACGATGAACCTCGCACCCTCTTGTATAACGATCATAGGTTCGACAGGATTCAGCTGCCCCCGCCTAGCAATGTCAGCTGCAAGCTTGAGGATTGAATCCCCTTCAACAGCCAGCATTTCAGACAGGGCAGCGGACTGATCCGTAGCAACCCGCGCAAGGCGAGGGTTGCTCAGGTCGAGATCCAACTTCGATATTGGAACTGTCTTCGTTTTCATGGTGCCCCCATATGTTCTGGCCGCAGAGCAGCAGTGCTAGTTGTCTGTATCGGAGTCTTGGGATTCTTCGCCACGTTGTGCCCATTCAGATTCGCGCTTTTTGTGACCTGTAGGGCCGGTGTACGCGGCAAGGTCCTGCCAGTCGTCCGGCAATGGGATATTGCCATCAGCCGAGGCGTCATGGTCCGATCGGAGTGACGCTAGGTTGGTCTTCTGTCCAGAGCGAGGGTTACGGCGCTTGCCGGCATCGCGGATGTCTGTTGGCGGTTCCTGGTCTGCGGCGTTACTGGCATCTTCGGCCTTCTCCAAGTCCACGAGGACCCGAGCCAGGTCGATCATGATCTTTCGGGACTTCCGCGAAAGATTATCGACACCGGGTGGGAGTTCCTCGGCAAACGGTGGACCGGGGGCAGGTTGCCCCGCGGCCGTGAACGCAATCGACGCATCAACGCCGGCCAGCCAGGCCAGCGCTCGCAAAGTTGGTTCGCGGGGGACGTACTTATAGGTCCCTTGGCGGATGGCGTTCAGCGTCGTATAAGTGACGGAGTAGCCGGCCTTCTTTGCAATCTGCGACAAAGCCAAGCCGGAGGCGTCGTGACGCTGGATGGCCAGCTCAACGAGCTCCTTGAGGCTTTTGGGTTGATTCACGGTGATGACTCTTCCGTTCTGTCACCTTCTTGTGAAAGCGACACGCAAAAACTAACGCACAAGTAACTGCCCCTACTTTACAGACGGCAGAAGGGGAATCTCACTTGTGGAGTTGACAAGTAATTGCAAAGTTGCGACCCTAAACTTGTAAACATCACAACGAAGGAGTAGAAATGTCGGTATCAACATTCAGGCGCCGCAGGGCGCAGGCACGGAAGGATACGTGGATGAGGGTCAAGAGCCCCGACAGCCTCCGCCGCTGGCGCAAGCAGCGCAGGTTCTCGCAAGAGCAGCTGGCTAGCCTCGCCCGCTGCTCACAGAACACGATCAGCCTTCTGGAACTCGGGCGCATGAAGACCTGCACCGCTCCGCTAGCAGTTGATATCGCCGCCTGGCTGGAAGTCCCTTGGGATGAACTCTTCGAGGCCGAGGAGTTCGAGGTTGTGCCCGGCGTTGCAAGTTCTGTGTCGCATATTGACACGTGCCCTCCGGGCCGCGGAGGATCTACTACTCATCACCGAAGGATGTCAGCATGAGCGAAGTTCAGGTCCCGCGTGACCACGCTGCCGACGCTGTGCCGCCCATCCGCGTGTTCCGCTTGGTAGTCCAAGAACTCCCCGAAAAGCAGTGGGCCCAGTTCATGGACGGGTTCATCCACGAACTGGGCCTTCGCCTGAGCGGTAAAGATGCTCTGCCTTACCGGGATTGGGTCAACGCCCTATTTATTGCTCAGCGTGACCTTGCCCCAACGACCTTAGCCGAGAGTGTCGCTGACGCTGAGAGGGAGAGCGCCCCCGCGACCCGCGGCGGCGAACTCGGTGATGACGATCGGGACTCCAGGGGAGCCGAGTAGATGAACCGTTCCCCCGTCGTTGGTCCTCAGGTCTGTGAACAGCTCAGCCTTGGATGCTGCGGTGAGGTCGTGCACAACGTCCTCGGCGTCGTATTCGTCGCTCAGCCAGAACTCGTGGTGCCCGTAGTTGACCTTGATGGCCATGAATCTTCCCCTTCTGTAGGTGCGCTTGGGAGCGCGGTGTGTGACAACCCGAATCCTACAGATGGGGAACCCCAAACCGGTGCGGCAGCAAAGCTCCCCCGCTGCTGCTGCGCCGGTCCCCACTTCCTCAGCTGAGAAACGCTGAGGGCAGAAAGAAGGCGGTCCAGTGCTATTCCGCCAAGAAGCTCACTGGACCGCCCGTAAGTAACCCAAGAGCCAGGCCCTCATTGCATAGGAAGCCTGGCTCTCGAATCAGAAGAGAGTCTAGCAAATGGTCATCAGAAGACTCCGGCAGCTACCGCCGGAAGCCCGCCCCCACATTGCCGCCGCTGGCCGTGTTCTTGCCGAGGCGACGGCCCGCATGAATAACATGAGCCCCCGCGAGATCGCAGAGGCTGCGTATACTCCCGGCGGGCCGTCGCTGGAGCAACTAGAGAAGCTGGCCGAAGCCCGCTTCCTGGGACAGCAAATGCGCCACTCCCCCGCCGCAGCGGAGGTGGCCTAATGAGCAGCTGGAGCAACGGCGGCCGAGACGAAGACGGCCAGATCGCTGACGCCTTCTTCGAGTGCGAGGACTGCGGCCTCTACCTGTCCTGGCCGATCACAGAGGGCCTACCTCCCAGCGAGGACCCGAAGCAAGCCGAAATGCGTGCCATGGTCGAGGCTCACGGGTGGGACGACTGCGGACGATCCGAGGTCTCTCTCGCGCCAGCCGTAACTGCGCTTCCCCGAGGTTTCTACTTCAGCGCGGAAGACTGGGCCGGGAAAATGTACCAGGACTTCGAGGGCAGCCGCCGGCAGAAGATCCTGCAAGCTGCCATCACCAACGCAGACCACCTGGTCGCCGCACTGAAGACTGCCCGGCAATTCGACCGACTCGGCAACATCGATCATGTACTCCCACAGATCACCGCGGCGCTCGCCGATGTCGTGGCCCGGACCAATGAATTTGTCAGTGCGGTGCAACGGACAACGGACGAGTACCGCAAATTCGTTGACAGGCACGCCCGGGTTGACGGGGGGCAACCTATTGAATCGGCAGCTGCCCTCGACACCTCCGACGTGCCGGCCGCAGCAGCCTCCACTCCGGACGAAGGGGGCGACAACATCGCTCATCTCGAATGGACCGGTCCGTCCTTGGCTCCAATGCCGAAGCCGGGTCCGCATCTGGCCTCGGTGTCGTTCGATCGGAACGTGTCTCAGCGGGATCAGCTAGCGGCTTTGGGCCGTCGAGTTGAGCAGCGATGGGGTGGCAGAAGATGAAGGCCAGGAAGAAGACGTTCGCGGTAGTTCATCCCATCGGACACCGGCCTTTCCAGGACACTTGCGATTTGCACTACCGCAGCTCTGCGGAGTTCAAGCAGCAAATGACCGCTTATGCTCGTCGCAAGTGGCCGCTGCCCCAAGCAATCGAGATCGACCTCTCAACGAACACGATCGTTGTGAACGGCGTTGATCGCGGCAAGTTTTCTGAGCACGAGCGTCGCGAGTCGGCCCGCAAGGCGATTCAGCTTGGGCTGGAACTGTGATGCGCCCGACTGCGCGGGTCGGCCTGTATCGCCGCCGCGCTTTCCTATACGGCCCACTGCTGGTACTCGGGGCGGCCCTGGTAATCGTGAGCTGCCCTGCTGTAAACGGCGCCTACTTGGCAGGTCTATTGGTGATGCTGGCCGGTGTAGCTGGCTTCGTTCTTGAGTCAGGACCACAGGCCCGGGGCAGGAGATGACAGCCAGCGATTGGGGCCTCCCGGCATGTACCCCACCTTGAGCGAGCAATCATGGCTCGGCAACTCCATCGCAGCCTATGGCGCTACCGCGTCTTCGTCGGATGTGACCCGTCTGCGCATGCTTCGCATTGAACGCATGGCCGACCGTGCAGTCCGTGCCGTCCAAGACGGTGACATCGCTCAGTTCATTGAACTCAGCACCAGCGCCACTGCTCTGGCAATTGCCGAGCGCGACTTCAGCAAAACAACTTTGGAAGGACCCGCGCTATGAGCGCTCCCCAATTCAGAATGATCCCTGTTGCGGATCTGGTAGACCACCCCCAAAACCCGAGAGACGATCTCGGGGACCCGCAGAAGCTGGCTGAGCTGGCCAATGACATCGCGGACAACGGCAACACCGAAGCCCTGCACGTCTTCCCCCTCAAGGATGGCCCGGACACTGGCAAGTTTCTGCTGGTCGCCGGCCACAGAAGAACGGCGGCTGCACGCCTCGGCAATGTGGAGGAGCTGTACTGCCGTATCCGGCCGGATCTGGACTCTTTGGATAAGCAGCTGGAGACGATGCTTCGCGAGAACACCCACCGCGAAGGCATTACGCCGATCAACGAAGCCAAGGCCATTCAGGCGATGCTCGAATGCGAGGGCATGTCCGTGAAGAAGGTGGCCAAGCGTATCCACCGTTCGGAGACGTTCATCCGTTCCCGTTCGGCCATGGTGAAGCTGCCCGACTCCGCGAAGAACGCGATCGATGCCGGGCGGATGACGTTGGAGCAGTCCCTGGTCTTTGACGAGTTCGCTGATGACAAAGCAGCGACCGCGGAGCTGACGAAAAACGCCGGCACCAATGACTGGACCTACACGGTGAACCGTCTGCGTAGCGCCCGGGCAACCAAGTTCAAGCAGGCAGCCTCGGAGCAGCTCGTAAAGGACTTGGGCATCAAGACCATCACGTCCCAGCAGGCCTATTCCTCAACGAAGTACGTCCGCGACTATAACCGGGAGAAGATCCCGGCCGTTCGGGTGGCTGAGGGGCAGGTTGCTGTCATCGGCTACCAGGGCGATTTGGAGTGGTACGACGTCAAGTCATCCACGAAGAAGAAGCTCACAGATGAGGAGATCGCGGACAAGAAGCGGCTCCAAGACATCGCAGCAGGGCTCGAACAGGCTGACGCGCTCTGGAACGAGTTCGTGGAACGCAAGATCCGCGACGCTGCCGGCCACTTCGACCGCCCCGAGGATGCCCCGGCTGTACTCACCCTCCGAAAGTCGATGTTCTCCGGATACGGTGCCTCCCATGCCCGAGCTGCCCGCGTGCTCGGCATCTCCATTGCTTTGGACGGGGTCAGAAGCCTTGAGGAAACTCAGGCCATCGAGGCTGCGATCGAGAAGCTCAAACTCCTGCAAGTGGCGTACCTTCACGCTTTCCTTCACCTGATGAAGGACGACCTCCACAAACCAGCCACGTGGAAGGCCGAATACTCGTGGAGTCGGGAATCGCTGCAGAAGTTCCTGGATCTCCGTAGAGACATTTTCGGGTACGAAGTCACCGCCTACGAGCAGGAAGCGCTGGACTACTGGGCCGAAAAGGAAAAGGAGTCTGCGGCGACGTCGGCTGAAAATGACGAGGGATGGGATCTGGACAATGACGACGACGCCTAACCACTTCCTCAAGCGGAACGCCGAGAACGAACCTGTTTGTGGCTGCGGGTTCCGACCCGAGATCCTGGACGACCCTGCGCCTGTCGGCATCCAGTGGAAAGCCAAGCGCGACGTCCTCGATCACGTGGACGCAATGTCAGGCTTCCGCCCCTCGGCCCCGTTCGAAGTCGGCCCAGACAGCAGCTACCCACGGGCCGGGGTCCGGCCAGGAGCCAGCGGCCGGTGGAAGCTCACCCTCTGGGACGAGCCCGGAGTCATGCACGCGCTACCGTCCGAGCACCAGTGGCACGACACTCGACGGGAAGCCTTCGATTACGCGCAGCTCGTCATCAGCACCCACCGCAAGGCCGGCACTCGCCTCAACGGGATGGGCCGCTGATGGCGTGGGCCAGCATCGACCAACTGTGGCAAGACCAGAAGGTCAGGATCTACCGCAAAAGGTACGACGAGGCATCCAGGATCACAGCAGCGCTCATGATCCGTCGGCAGAAGCTCCTGACCGAGATCCGCGCTGACGATTTGGGCGGACTCGACACCACCGCCAAGTCCCGCCGCCTCCGCCAAACGGATGACGAGTTGGACTTCGCGAAAGACCAGGCACAAGCCGCATGGGCAGCTCTCCAAATCGAAGAGGGCCGGCACCACATCACTCACGAACCAAGAGAGGCCAGAAGATGACCATCACCGCTACTGAACCCACTACGACCACTGAGCGGGCGCTCGCCGATCTGAAGGTCACTGCCACTGGCGCGGAGTGGCTGCGCAAGCTCTCCGCCGTCGGGGTAGCTATTTCATCCCGGCCCGCGGTGCCGGTTCTGAGTTTCATGGTCGTGGAGTGCAACCGGGGAAAGTCGACTCTCACGGGTTATGACTACGCCAATACAGCGGTAGCCAGGCTAAGTCATGAGCCGGTAGACGCTCTGCGCAGCGCCAAGGCCCTTGTGCCGTTCCACTGGTTGGTGAGAACCATCCGAGTTCTAACTGCGCGCAAGCGGGACATTCCGGTCACTGTTGGATCGAAGGAGCTGCTCGGGCAGCAGATGGTCACGGTAACGGCTGCGGGCTACACCATTCCCTTCCTGCACGGGGTGCCTCTGTCGGAGTACCCGTCGATCCCCTCCCATAGCGTCTTAAATGTCTTCAACGTTGACCGTAGCGAGTTGGCCGGGGCCTTGGACCGAGCCACGGTGTCCGCGAGCAAGGACGAAACTCTGCCGCTCCTGACCGCGATCAAGCTCGGATGCACCGGGAAGAAACTGACCATCCACGCCACAGACCGCTACCGGCTATCTTCCGAGACGCTCACCCTGCCCCGGGCTGTGCAGGAGTTCACATTCCTGCTTCAGGCAGCAACGTGGAAAGCCATGTCGAAGCACCTGGTTGGCGAACAGATCACCGTCAGCGTTCTGGTCGCGGGCGACATCGCCGATCGTAGCGGTGGCTGCGAGACCCTGAACATCGGTTCGGACGACGTGGCGTTCACCCTCTCGCCGGTAAGTGGCGACTACCCAAAGATCGAATCCCTGTTTGAGGCAGAGTACGGCCAGACCGTGGACGTCAACCGTCGAGATCTCTTGGATCAGGTGATGGTCGCCAAGGAGCTGAACGAGCGAAACACTCCCGCCATAGTCAAGATCGGACCTGGCTCAATTTCCATCTCTCCCGACTTCCATGAGGGCGCGGAACAGGCTGCCACTCCCGTCCTCCTAGCTGACACCGTGAACATCGACGCTCCGGCGACAGTTGCCTACAACCCGCACTACTTCTTCGAAGCGATCAGGGCCATGAGAGCCGACGTCGTAAGGTTCTCGATCCACTCGCTCACCAAGCCACTCTGCCTTTCTCCAGTTGACGAGAAGGGCAAGAAGCAAGGCACCTACCGCCATCTCATCATGCCCGTCCGCATGCCGAGCACCCTGGGCGGCGAGTAAACCATGACCGACAAACAAGAAGCAGCGATCATGGCCCAATTGCTCAGCCGACCGGCCAAGCTCGACACCTGCAACGCATGCAGGAAGGCCCTCAACGGCAACGACGAGTGTGATTGCTCATGATCGACGCCGAAGCACCTGCCCTGAAGGCCATCACGGTCAAGAACCCATGGGCCTGGTCAATCCTCCACGCAGGCAAGGATGTCGAGAACCGCTCGCAGTCCATCAACCACCGCGGCACCCTCTACATCCACGTTGCGAAACAGGACGACGAGGCCGGGTACGAGAACGAGACGTTCCGCCAAGCACGCGCCAAGGCATCACAGGCGGTCAAGAACAACCTCCACTTGCAGGGCTATGTGCTCGGCACCGTGGAAGTCGTGGGTTGCCACTACTCCACCGAATGCCGAACCGCCGAGGGCCTCTGCTCCGAATGGGCGAGGCCCGGCCAGTACCACTGGGAACTCGCTAACCCGAGGCCCCTCGCCTGCCCATTCCCTGAGATCGGACAGCTCGGCCTGTGGAACCTGGCCGCGACATCGTGACCCCGCCAGGGGCGGATCCCGATATGCCCCTGGCGCCCATCCTCGCCCAGAAACTCCGCAACATGCTTCCCCAACAGCTCGCCACCATCCTCACCGAACAGGACAGCAACGAATGAGCGAAAGACTCACCGACCACGAACTCACAGTCTGCTGCGAAGCCGCAGCTGAAGGCGTAGTCAACTCCCGCGCCGGCCACGCAGGCGGCCCCACATGGGACCAACTCCCAGCCATGGAAAAGAACACCGTCCGCGAACAAGCCCTCCCATTCATCTTCCACGGAACAAAAGCGCTCGCCGATCTCGGCTATTGGAAGTCCCCGACGATAACCATGGCGAAAGAGCTGGATGATCTGCTCATATGTGACCGCAACGTCGTGGTCATGGACGACGACGGAATGACCCTGCAGAACCTTGCCGACGGCTGGGCGAACCCAGGAGGAGTCCGTTTCATGAGCTCCGACTTGGTGCACCACTCCTTTGAGCCGACCTTCCGCGTCCTGGACTTCGGTGAAGAGATCAGCCGTCCGGCGGCTTCCGAGGTGGGCGGACGATGACTCGGCTAGAAGCCGCCATGAAGGCGTACCTCGAAGCGCCGCGCAGAAGGGGCATGGACACGGGTGGACCCATGCGGGCAGCCCTCGCTGCTGCTGACGCACACGATGAAGTCGCCGAGGTGCACCGGATCAACTTGGACCAGGAGTCCTTGGCTCGCACCGCCGAACGGTCGTGGGATGCACTTGCCAAGCGAGACAAGGGCCGCACCTGGTCGAACATCGGCGAACGTAGGCAAAGCCTCTGGATCGAGAACATTCAGAACGTGCTCCAAGCAGCGGTAGCTACCGAGAAGGACAACCGATGGCGAGCATTCTAGGAATACAACGAGAGGAGCCGCAGTGAGCGACCGACCCTTGCTGCCACTGATCCAAATCATGCGGAACGCTGAGAATCCCAAAACCGGGATCACCCTGGCCGAGCTGTCTCAGTTCGTCCAAGAGGCTGACCGAGCTGGCGTCGATCCGCGCTCGCCGGTGCTGGTGCGGGTTGGCTTCTCCGCACAGATCAAACAGATCAAGACCGGCGGTCGATCCCGATGAGCAAACGGAATCCACACGACCTTGCTGCGTTCGCAGAGGAGGTGCTTGGCATGGAGCTGGCGCCCTGGCAGAAGGAGTACCTGCGGCGTCTCGCCCAACTGCGGACTCCCGAACCCCTCTTCGTCCGGCGCGGCCGATACACCCACAACTTGCCGAGACCGGCCATTATGAAAGAAGGTCTATCCAGTGCCATGGCTGAAGCAGGGCGACGCGGCGGCGAATCACCCGATCGTCCTCTCAGCGGTGGAGATGGAAGAATCCGACGACCGGATTCTGAATGAGTGCTTTGGTTTCGTGGCCCGCTGCGCCACCCAGGCCGCAGCGTACGAGCAGGACTACATCATCAGCGTCGGCACAGCCAAGCTCATGGCCGGCTCATTGGGTAGATACAACGAGCTGATCAAGGCGGCGAAGTTCTGCGGCTACCTCACGGAAACATCGATCACCGTCGAGGGCGAAGAGCGCAAGGCTTTCAAGCTGGTTGAGGACAATGACCTCTTCCACATGATCCTCAAGGCAGAGCGCGAGTGGGACAACCAGAGAAAGAAGGACACCAGAAACAATGAGCTGACGTGGAGAGTAAGAGCCCGCGATGGCGACGCATGCAGATACTGCGGCAAGTCCGTGGCTTGGGGAGACACCAAGTCGGGCCGAGGGGCCACGTACGATCACGTCAACCCCGGCAAGGCCGCAACAGTGGACACACTGGTTGTCTGCTGCCGAGAATGCAACGGACGACGGCAGCACGACCCCGAAAGCACCTGGAAGACCCTTTCAGTTCCGGATGAGCCGATCATCGGCCCAGCGACGGCCGCTTTCATCGCCAAGCACGGCACACCAATAGAACCCACCTACACCCGACCAGCAGCAACACCGGCCAGCAGCACCAAGGCAACGGACGACACGCATCCCGTGGAGCGGCCCACAGCGGCCGCTCCGGGAACAGACGAGGCAACGGCTTACTCCGGCCCGTCCAGCGAATCACCGGCCCATATAGCACAGGCCAAGCACCAGCCGACAGCAACGGCACACCCGGCTGCAACGGGGTCCAGAGCCAACACCAGACCAAATCCTGACCCAGGACATAGGTCTCCCGGATCTGGATTCGTCGGGACGGGTAGGGCCGGGACGGGTCTGGCAGGTAAGGGCAGTGAAGGGCAGGAAGCCCCGCACTCAACCCAAGGCAAACCCAAGAACCAAACCAAGAGACGAAGACGCCCCCGGAACCGAGGACGGAACTGAACATGCCTACCAAACGACTTTCATCGCACAACTCACCATCAGAAGATCAGCTCCAAGAGTCTGTCCTGGAACTCGCCCAGTACTTCGGATATGAGCTTCGCTATCACAACCCAGATAGCCGGCGCTCACAGGCTGGCTTTCCGGACCTCGTCCTTGGCAGTTTGTTCAGGCGGCGTGTCCTGTTCCGAGAGCTGAAGACTGCAACGGGCCGGGTGCGTCCTGCCCAGGTCATTTGCTTGAAGATCCTCAAAGCTGCCGGTCTCGATGCCGACGTGTGGCGTCCCGAGGATCTGCGGAGCGGCCGGATTGAGCGCGAGCTGAGAGGTGGCAAGTGACGACCTGCACGGCTGACGACTGCTACCGGGAAACCTCGCTGTACCTGTGCACCGACTGCATAGTGGAGCTGGATGGCTTGCTCAAGGACGTAGGGCCATTAGTCCAGTTCCTCGACGGTCCGATCCACAACATGAGCGTGACGAGAAGCCCAGGCGCTGGAGGTGGAAGTGGCCACCCTGGATCCAAGCCAGCTATGAACGTTGACGCTTGGCTGTTAAAAGCGTGGCTGTGCCAGCTGCCCGACCGCGCCCATGCCACAGCAATGGACAATCCTGATGCGGGCAGGGTGCTGTACATGGCACGCGAGTGGGTGCCCCGAGCACGTGACTTGGTGTGGGGCCCTGAGGACAAGCGTGTGTACGGCCGGTGCGAGGAACCTATCGATAGCGACGAAGAGACTGATGCTGAAGACAACGAACCCAAGTTCTGCGACGGGCAGTTGGTCGCTCACCCGGATGACGTTTCAGTGAAATGCCCAGCATGCATGAAGGTCCACCTGATCTCAGACATATTGGCTCGGCTCCGAGCCAGGGCAAGAGGGGAGCCGATGCCGCCACGGGCTGTCCGTGAGTACCTGCACCGTAAAGCGCGGGTGATCATCTTGAAGAAGGACTTCGAGAACTGGGTACAGCTCGGCAGACTGGGTTACGTCCTGGAACGCGTGACAACAACGTCAAACCCTCAACGCATCTACTATCCAGGCGACGTGCTCAAGGTGTTCGAGCACATGCGGGCGAGAAGGCGGGTGCCACTCTGAAAATGTAGTACCCTAATTCCGAGGGGATAGCTGTCCCTACAGCTTTGAGTGAAGGCCTCGACGGATAACCGTCGGGGCCTTTGTCATGTCCAGCCAAGGTGGTGAGACTGATGTGAACGGACTGAGCATCCCCTCGTGGTCAGGCAGGCGAGCAGGTGAAGCGCTGGCCAAGGTCAAGGCCGAGGGCAGACGACGCAACACAGCCTGCTGCATCTGCAAGCAGAGCATCGACTACTCGCTCTCGTATCCGCACGAGCAGTCGTGCAGCGTCCAGCATGTGAAGTCGCGCAAGCTGTACTCGCACTTGACGTGGGAGCCGAGTAATTGGAAGCCCGCACACCTGGACTGCAACAAGGCTGCCGGTCCCGGTGAGGATCTCAGTATGGGCATCACTTCCGAAGACTGGTGACAGCCCGGGCCCCAATAAAATCCAGCAAGGCGAGTTGCCGGACACTCCCCGCCGGCTGTGTCCTCTCCCCCCGGGACTTCCCCCAATGAAATCGGCCAAGATCGTTGAATTGGCGGGGAAAACGGACCCATCATCCTACCCGAAAGGCGTCGGCAAATCATGGTCAAATCCGGAAATCTCACGCTCATCATTTCGGCCCGGATCGGCGCCGGGGAACCTCACGACATCGGGGAGATCGAACTTCCGGTGATAAACGAAGTCACCCACAGTGTCGGAGACGTTGCCATCACAGCCAGAGTTCGCGTAGACGATGCCGAGCTGAGACGCCGCTTGGAAGAGTTCTCCGCAGCCGTCACAGACGAGATGACAGCTGCCAAGGCCCCGGGCGCACTGACTTACGCCCCCGCTCGCATGATCGGCAAAGCACTCGCACTAGATCCTTCCCCAGAGTTCGAAGCCCAGCTCAGGGACGCCAAGGCACGACAGGCGCGGCTCCAAGACCGAGGCCTCCTGGACGGGCCTGAGCACGTCATCATCGGAGCGCGCCAAGAGGGTAAGACCCGGCTGGCGTTGAAGTGGCTCCTGGACGCACCTGAGGGCGTGGAACGGGTCCTCGTCGTCGCCGACACCCACTCAGCCGACCACCTCAAGACGCTCTGCGGCCTGCCCAAGAGTGACCAGCGAATCATCAGCTACCGAACGCTCCTCAACAAAGGACCTCGCCAGGGCGTGGAGTACGGCGTAGACGAGACCGCGCACATCTTGACTGCCATCTTGGGGCTAAAGGATATGCCGCGCCTCATCACCGTGGGTCACGCCGAAGCATGGCAGGGCACGAAGAAGTAGCGTGCACGACCGCCCATCCATCCGAGGCCGCCGCGAAGAGGGCAGCTCCATTCGGAGTATCGCCAAACAGCAAGGCGCATCCAGGAACGCCGTCCGGCGTGCAATCAGGCCTGGCGCTCGCGAGACCTACTACCGCCCCTCGGCAATTGAGGACGCTGAGCCGGCCGTCCGCGACGTCCTGGCAGATTATCCGCAGATGTCCGTGGCCGACGTCGCCCTCCTGATCGACTGGAGGAAGTCCCGCCGCCAGCTCTCCGATCTCGTCGCACGTCTTCGACCGAAGAGTGCCAACGAATGGCCCACTGTCCGAGCCCGCACGCTCGAATCACTCGCAACTGGGAAACTCGCCGCTGCTCCACTCCACTGCGGCACGATGAAACTTGGGGAGCTGAAGCTATGACATCGAACCTGGATCTCATCGAGGCCCCGGACGATCTCCCGGAACCCGTTGCCGAAGTCTGGCGAGAGATCGTCGCCAGCAACGACCTGGTGGGAAACGTAGACCGCTCTGCGCTGGAAACCTTCTGCACCCTCATGGCACGACTCCGGGAAGCACGAAAACGCATTGAAGACGAAGGCATGGTCGTCACCGACCCCCGAGGCCGCGTCATTCCACACCCGGCGCTCGCCGTTGAACGCTCCACCGCCGAGCAGATCCGGGCGTGGGGTGATCGTTTCGCCCCGCTCGTGAAGCCAGCGCGGAAGCGTGGCTACATGGCTGACGCAACAGCGCAGTCCATTGCAGCCGCCAAGCACCTTGAAGGCCCAAGGTTCGCCGGCCCCGTGGCAGCAGTCAAGACGCTTGCTTGGATGATCGATGAGGCCCAGCGAGACAGCATGGAAGCCCTCCAAAAGGCAATGACAACCACAGTGCCCAATTACCTGAAAGCCTGCTCCGAACTGCAAATCACGCCCGCATCCTTGCCGTCAGGTATCGCGGCCCCAGCTGCGGCCGCTGGCAGCGAAGCAAAGCCCGAACCTAAGGGAGAACCGGGGGTAGCGAGTGTCTCAGACCTCCAAGCCCGCGCCAGGGAACGCCGATCCGGTTAGCGGACCTAACGCGGTAGACCCGGGCGATTACTATCGCTCGATCTGCCACGTTCCGGAGCCTGCTCACACGGGATCCGGGAAGAAGAAGATTTACGGATACGCCGAACCCCGGATATGCACCCCACCGCTTCGGGCCCTGACACCTGAGACAACGCTCGGTTACGACGTGATCGACTTCGCCCGCGACGCGCTCGGCGTCACCTTGTACCCGTGGCAGAAGGTCCTGCTCTGCCGGATGCTGGAGCTTCTCCCGGATGGGTCACTGAGGTTCAGGACCGCAGTGGTCCTGATAGCCCGCCAGAATGGCAAAAGCACACTCTCACAGGTGCTGGCGCTTTGGTTCATGATCGTTTGGGGCTGGCCGCTTGTCATGGGCACTGCCCAGGACCTCGAAACCGCCGAGGAAGTGTGGCAAGGCGCTGTTGACCTCGTGGAAGAGGACGCGGAACTCTCGAAACTCCTCAAACGAGTCGTCAAGGTCAACGGCAAAAAGGCTCTGGAGCTCAAAAAGAGCGCGACCGACGAGAAAACAGCGTTCCGTTACAAGGTCAAGGCAGCAAACCGCCGCGCAGGCCGTGGTTTCACTGGGAATCTGATCATGCTCGATGAGTTGCGAGAGCACCAGAACTGGGAAGCCTGGGGAGCGATCACCAAAACGACCATGGCGCAGGCCGAAGCGCTCATTCTGGCCCTCTCCAACGCCGGTGACATGACTTCCATCGTCCTCCGTTACCTCCGCAAGATGGCGCACGAGGCAATTGGCGATCCAGATGGTATCTGCGAGGAAATCGGAGCTGCTGGACCGTCCGCACTCGACGTCGCAGACCTCGTTGAGGACGACGAAGAGCTTGACGACGACGAACTGGCGGATTTCGAACAGGACGAAGACACTCTCGGCCTCTGGGAATGGTCCATGCCGCCGGGATCTGACAAAAGAGACCGCCAGGGATGGGCGCAGGCTAATCCCTCGCTGAACTGGAATCCGGGATTCACCGAGCGGACCATTGCTGCCGCCTGCAGGACAGATCCTGAGTGGGTTTTCCGCACTGAGGTTGGCTGTCAGTGGTCCGAAGGCACGCTCACTGGGCCGTTCCCGCCGGGCTCGTGGGACGAAGGCAAAAACCCGGTAGAGACGCTTCCGGACGGGACGATCGGCATCGCCGAAGAGCACCGAATGATTCCAGGTTCCGAAGTATGGGCCGGTGTGGACCAATCCCACGACCGATCCATGACCTACGTGGCTTTTGGAGGTTACAGGGCTGACGGAATAGCCCAAGTCGAGATCGTGGCCGCACGCCACGGCTCCAACTGGGTCAAGGAATGGCTGATGGACGACAAGCGCCGCGACCGCATCAAGGCTGTCGCCGGCCAATCCAGAGGCGCCCCGATCTCACCGTTGATGGAGAGCCTGGAAGCGGACGAAGAGTTCACCATTTCAGTTACCGAGTGGTCCGGCAGCGACCTCACCGCCGGGTGGGCCGATGTCTTTGACTCTGTCCGAGATAAGACCGTCAGGCACAACCCGCAGCCCGTCCTCGATACCGCAGCGGCTACGGCCGTCGTGAAGGTGTTCAGCGGCGGCGCTTCCATCCCGGATCACAAGGCTTCCCCGGCTGAAGTGGCACCGCTGATGGCGTTTACGGCCGCTAAGTGGCTTATGGGACGCCGTGAGGTGGAACCGCCCCCTCCGCCGCCTCCACCGGCAGCGGTTAGCTCAGCAGAAACGAGCTACGTCGAAGACAACGTGGCCCTCGTGGGCTTCTGATGAAAGGAGCATGGCATGGCAGATCAGTTGACAGCAGCTCCGTTATCGGAGAAGGGCTACGCGAACCAGGCATCTGAATGGTGGGCAGAACTGGACACGGAGGAAACTCCGGAACTGCGCTGGCCACACAACATAGAGGTGTACGACCGAATGCGCCGACAAGACGCCCAGGTCATCTCAGTTCTTCGAGCCATGACGCTGCCGATCCGGCGAACCAAGTGGAGGATCGATCCCAACGGCGCTCGCCCCGAGGTCGCCCGGCAGGTTGCCGACGACCTCGGCCTGCCGCTGGTCGGAGCTGAGAACGATCCGGTGCTTCGCACTCGGGATCGCTTCTCCTGGTCAGAGCATTTGCGCTTGTCCTTGCTGATGCTCCCATTCGGTCACTCAGTCTTCGAACAGCTGTACCGAATTGACGACGCCGGGTGGGCTCGCCTTCGCAAGCTGGCGTGGCGGCCTCCCAAGACGATCTCCCGTGTTGATGTTGCGCCTGATGGCGGCCTTGTGGCTATCCACCAGCACCACGCGAAGGCTCCGATGGGAGTGGATCGCTTGGTGGTCTACGTTCATGACCGCGAGGGTGGGAACTGGCTTGGTCAGTCCATCCTGCGTGCTGCTTACAAGGACTGGCTGCTAAAGGATCGGGCACTCCGCGTTCAGGCCCAAACGCTCGATCGTAACGGCATGGGCGTCCCGGTTTACGAGGGCTCCAAGCTCCCGGACACCGTTTCCGGACAGGATCGCATTGACCGGGAACAGTCAGAGCTGGATGCTGGCCTCAAGCTCGCCAAAGGGCTCCGGTCTGGCGACAATTCCGGCGCATCGATCCCAAACGGCGCGGATCTGGAACTGAAGGGTGTTACCGGCACCCTGCCGGATGCCGACAAGCCGATCCGCTACTACGACGAGCAGATAGCTCGCGCCGTCCTTGCCCACTTCCTGAACCTTGGTACCGAGACGGGCTCCTGGGCGCTGGGGTCCACTTTCGCGGACTTCTTCACCATGTCGTTGCAGACGCTGGCGATGCAGATCGCAGACACAACCACCCAGCACGTCATCGAAGACATTGTGGACGTCAACTGGGGTCCGAAAGAACCCGCGCCGCGACTGGTCTTCGAAGAGATCGGGTCAAGGCACGCCGCCACAGCCGAGGCAATCAAGAGCCTCATCGAATGCGGCGCTATCAAGGCTGATCAGAAGCTCGATGACTTCCTCCGCACCGTCTATGGACTACCCGGGGCTGATCCTTCAACCGCTCGGGAACCACTCCCCAGAACCACACCTGCAACGGAGAACAAATGACAATCACCATGCTCAAACCCTCCGCAGAACGGAGGGACTGGTACCGGATGGAAGCGGCGTCCACGGGCAACACGGCCGACGTCTACATCTACGAGATGATCGACAGCTGGTGGGGCGTAGACGCAGCCCAGTTCGTCCGCGATATCGCGGCGCTCGATGTCGAAACCATCAACCTGTGGGTCAACTCCCCGGGCGGTTCGGTGTATGACGGCGTGGCCATCATGAACGCCCTGCGCCGGCACAAGGCAACGGTTGTGGCCACGGTTGATGGCATGGCCGCCTCGGCCGCGTCATTCATCATCCAAGCTGCAGACGAAGTGATCATGGGGCAAGGCACCGAGCTGATGATTCACGACGCTTGGTCGATTGCCTGGGGAAACGCCGAAGCCATGCAGAAGGCAGCAGGCAGCCTCGACCGGATCTCCTCCACCATCGCAGGCATTTATGCCGAGCGGGCTGGAGGAACGATCGAGGAATGGCGGGCGGCCATGAAAGCAGAGACCTGGTACACCGCAGAGGAAGCTGTCGCCGCTGGTCTTGCAGACCGCGTGTCCGCCGGCACAAAGAAGCCCGAACCGGCTGAGGACGCGAGCAACCGCTTTGACCTCTCGATCTTTGCCCACGCCGGACGCCGCAATGCGCCCGCCCCGGCAGTGAACACCGGCCACGAGCGCCGGCAGAGCCTCAGCCTGATCAACGGCTCCGCGCTGACCACTGCCACACATTTGGCCGAAAAGGCCATCCCAACACCTCCGGCCGAGCCGAAGGACACCACCACCCCCAAAGAGAAAGGACCCGACACCATGTCGGCAACACTGAACCAGGGGCTCCGTGAGCGGCTCGGCATACTCGCCGCAGCAGAACTCGATGAGGACGGCCTTCTCGCCGCCCTTGACGAGGCGCTCGAAGAGCAGGAACCCACCCCCGCAGCATCCGCAACCGCCCCGGCTCCCGGAACCGTCGTGCTGGACTCCGCCCAGTACGAGGAACTCCGCAACGACGCCGCTGATGGTCGCCTTGCACGTCAGCAGCAGCTGGCCGAGAACCGCGCAACGCTTGTCAACGCAGCTGTCGAAGACGGCCGCATTCCACCGGCTCGTCGTGACCACTGGCTCAATGCCTTGGAAGCTGATCCGGGCGTCGCGGATACGCTCGCAAGCCTCGAAACGGGCCTCATTCCGGTGGCCTCTCTCGGCTACACCGGCGGCGTGGAGGAATCCACGGATGAGGCCGTCGCCTACTCGCACATCTTCCCGAAGGAGGCCTGATTATGGGTCAGTACCTGCCCCTCTTCCGCCCCGGACAGACGGTGACATTCCATGTCACCACAGCTGTTACAGGCGGCCATCCTGTTGAGGTTGGCTCCGCAGACCGGTCGGTGGCTCCTGCCGCTGCAGCGTCCGCGAAGTACGTCGGCGTTGCCGGCCATGACGCTGCGGTTGGCGACAAGGTCACCGTCGAGATCAACAAGCCAATCCACTCTTTGATCGCTCTGGGCGCCGTAACACGCGGCCAGAAGGTCGAGACCGCCGGTGCGGGCAAGGTTCGCACGCTGGCCGCTGGCACCGCCATTGGCCTCGCTCTCTCCTCCGCGGCCGACGGCGCAGCCGTCCAGGTCCTCGAGTTCTAAGAAAAGGACGGTAGCTAAATGAGGACTTATCCCCTCACTCCCAGCCAGTTCTCGCAGGCAACTGCGGCCGAGCTGATCGCATTCACCCAGTCGCCCACCCAGCTGGCTCGCCGCCTCGGCGAGATCCTGACAGCTCAGCAGTTCATCGGGCTGTTCCTGCTGCAGGGACGTTACACCCTGCAGGGCGGAGCGATCGCAGTTCCGTCCAACGAGAAGATCCGCACTGAACGTGGTGCTGAGAAGGTTGCCCCGGGCGCCGAGTACAAGCTCACTCCGCTGAGCTCTGAGCAGTACGAGATCTACACGGCCCAGAAAGACGGCATCGCCACGGAAGTCACCGATGAGGAGGTTGGCCGCAGTCTCCGCCAGCCCATTGATGAGGCGATGCTGTTCCTGCAGACAGAGCTGGTCTTCAGCGCGAACGAGCTGGCACTGGGTGTCATCCAGTCCGCTGTCACCCAGACGGCCACTGCCGGTGCCGCCTGGACGAACGGCAAGCAGATCCTCAAGGACGCCCTGCGCGTTCAGGGAGCTGCCCGCCGCCTCAAGCTCGGCTTTGCCCTCGACACGGTCGTGCTGAACAGCGAGCAGTACGCCGAAGTCATCCCCGAGCTGCTCGACGTGCTCCCGGACAACGACAACACCGCTCTCACCGGGGACTTCCCGACCATCGCCGGGCTGACATGGATCTCCAGCGATGACGATGAGTTCGCTGATCCGTTGTTCGTTGACCGTCGGCGTCTTGGCGGCATTGGTCGTGAAAAGATCCCTTCCCCGGAGTACCGCCCCGTAGGCGGGGACACCGGAGTGGAGATCGCGTCCTTCCGTGAGAAGTCGGACAAGACGCGCATCCAAGCCCGCAACCCGCATGTCCCGGTGGTTGCTAACCCGCTGGCCGGCTTCCACTTGACCGGGACGGGGGCGTAACCATGACGACGTACAAGGCTAAAGCCACTGTCGTGAAGGTCGCCGTTGGGCCGGCAGACGGCAACCGCATCGCCCGCTTCATTGAGCGTGGCGGGATCATCCCCACCGGCGTTGATCAGGGCCTCCTGGACAAGCTGGTGGAGCTGGGCCGCATCGAAAAGGTTGCGGAAGTACCTGTCGAGGATCCGGCCGCGGAAGAGGCAGCAAAGGCAGCCGAAGCGATGGCAACTGCAGACGCACAAGCAAAGGCGAAAGCCGCCGCAGACGCGAAGGCTGCCGCTGATGCGAAAGCCGCCGCAGACGCGAAGGCTGCCGCTGATGCGAAAGCCGCCGCAGACGCGAAGGCTGCCGCTGATGCGAAAGCCGCCGCCGATGCGAAGGCTGCTGCAGGTAAGGCCGCTGCAGCGAAGTGAGTAGGAAGGGTGGTGCGCCATGGAGGACTTGGCAGAGATAGAAACTGTGGAGGCCGCGTGGCGCCCGCTCACGGCTTCGGAACGGCCCCGGGCAACGTATTACCTCGGGGCTGTTTCGCGGCAGATCCGGCGACGCTGGCGTGACGTTGACCAAAGGCTGGCAACAAACGGGTTGGACGCCGATGACGTAAGTGACGTCGTAGTGCAGCTCGTCATTGCCGCCGTGGATGTTCCGGCCGCGAGCCGGAAAGCCAAGTCCTGGTCAGAGTCGGCCGGCATCGTCTCCAAGTCCGTGTCCCTCGCCGGAGGCAAGGACGAACTGTTCGAGTTTGAGCAGTGGATGATCGACGTCTTTGAGGCAGCCAGTACAGCCCTACCGCAATACTCCGCCCCACCTTCGGGGAACTACGAAGGGCTGTTCATCTGGCCTGAAGGCAGGTGCCCGTGAGCTTCTCATCTCTTGCCCGATTCTGGGTCAAGGTCACCCGCCCCGCCCGAGTCAAGGCGCACGGCTCCTGGTACGACGACTGGGACAACGCAGATCCGCCTCGCACCATTGAGGGCTGCATGGTGTTCCCGGGAGTCTCCGACGAGGAACGCGGCCGGCAAGACGCAGACCAGGTGACATACACAGTCCTTGCCCCTCCGGGATCTGTCATCAAGTCAACAGACAAGGTCGAGGTCGAGCTGGAACCGGGCTTCGAAATGGGAGTTCACGGCCGACCGAGGGTGATCCCCTCGGCGTCCGGCGATCTTGACCACCTCCACATCGAACTCGAGGAATGGACGGTGACCTGATGGGCTCTCTACCCATGGAAGTGACCCCCGGCGCAGTTGAGAAGCTGCTCAAAAGTGTCGAGGTGCAAGCGGACCTCGCAGCGCGTGGCGCTCGCATTGCGGCCGCCGGCGGTGAAGGCATGCGCGTTGACGTCCGGGTGGGCAGGAACCGTGCACGCGTCTCCGTCGTAACTGCTACGAAGAAGGCCCGAATTGCCGAGGCTACTGAGCGGCGGCTCGCAAGGGCGCTTGACGCAGGCCGCGGCTAGTGAGGGCTCCTGATGCCGTGCAGTTCATGGTGGACGTCCTGACGCCCATCCTGGACACTCCGGTCGGCAATAAGGCCTCAGCTGGTGATTCGTTCGTGAAGGTCAACCGGACGGGCGGCCCTCGACCAACGCCCGTGTCGGATCAACCTCAGCTGACGTTCGAGGCATACCACCGCCGCCCAGACAGGGCGTGGGATCTCGCGGAGGACACACGCCAGGCGGTTCATGCGCTCGCCGGAACCGTAATCGAAGGCGTGAACGTCAAGAACGTCTCTGAGCTGGCGGGCCCGGCAGACCTGCCCGATCCGCTTTTCCCCGATCATTCCCGCTACACCTTCACGCTCGCAGTTCACTTGCGGGCACGGAACGCCTAGGAGGGCGCCATGCGAATCACCTTTGGAAGTGACTACACCACCAGCGACGGAAGCCGGTACGAAGGCGGCCAGACCGCTGAAGTACCGGATGCCGAAGCACGCTCGATCTTGGCCCGCGGCAAAGCCCGCAAAGCCGAGGACCCCGAACTGATCCCCATCACCACGCATGACGGAGAGGTTGTCCGCGTAGACGCATCCGTCCTCGGGCCGGGCGGGGATCAACTGGCGGCGCTCGCCGCTGAAACAGACCAGGCCGCTCCGGCTGAGAACAAGGCTCCGTCCGGGGTCAGGAAAGGAGTCAAGTCGTGAAGAACTACGACAACATTCGCGTCTATGGTGATCTCGATTCCGAGTTCTATCTCGCACCTCTGGGCAGCACCCTGCCGACGGCCATCGCTACCGATCCCACGGACCCGTTCTGGGCCTTCGGTTGGCTCTCCGAAGACGGCGTGGACCTCGAAGTGTCTACGGACGCTCAGAAGTTCAAGGCCTTCCAGGGTGGCACCACGGTCCGCACCAAGGTCACCTCCACGGAGAAGACCCTCAAGGTCCAGGCGCTGGAGGAAACCCCCGGCGTAACTGGCGTGTACTTCGACCACGGCGACCCGGTTGTCACCGGCGTGGGTGACGCTGCAGTTGCAAAGATCATCCTCCCGGAGGCCATCCGTACCAGGGCATTCGCAGGCGTGGCCAAGTTCGTCGACAGCGACGTGCAGAAGTGGCTGGTGTGCGAACGGCTGGAAGTCACAAGCCGCGGCACCGTCGCCCACAAAAACTCGGACATGACGATCTACGAGTTCACGTTCGACATCCTCGGGGATGCCTACATTCTCACCAACGCCCCGGCATACCTGGAGGCCTGATAGCCCGGCTGCCGGGGTTCTTCCGTGGCGATGGTTCTTGCCCCGGCAGCCGACCTCACTCTCCTTTAGAACCGTCACCACCTCGCCATTCATTCAAAGAAAGAAGTCATCGCCATGACCGTTCCCAACAAGGCAACGCAAAAGAGCAAAGCGCGCTCGGCAGCAATCCCCGCCGGCGCCAAGGTTCCCTCTGACCACCGGCCCGCGAAGGAAGACGTCACCGGACCCCGCGACGTCACCGTCACGTGGCCAGTCACCAAGGATCCTGACGTCCAGACCCACGACTACTTGATCGCCGGGGAATCGCTCGATGACGCCGAACTCCTCGAGTACTTCACCGATCAGAACTTCGTCGGAGCGCTCCGAATCATGCTCGGCCCGGACGGCTGGGCCAGCTACAAGGAGAACACCCGCAACGCCAGCGGCCGCGTCAAAGCCTCCGAAGCGTCCGAGTTCCTTCAGCACGCCCTGGCCGAGGTGAAGCGGGGAAACTCCTAACCCTCGCGTACCTGCTCTCCAAGTTCCCAGCTGAGATAGAAGCGGACCTCCACCGTTACTACCAGCTGGACTTGGTGGACATGTACCGGGGCATCCTCACCGTCCGCAAGATCGAGAACCTGGTGCTGAAGCTCCCACGCGGAGCAGAAACGTGGCGGGCATTCGGCGGCCGACCGGCGATCACCGCAGAGGTTGAATCGTCCTGGCTGATCGAACACGCCCTCTACGCCATCGCGCACGGCCAAGCTGGGGCGAAGGGCAAGCCGCCAGAGTTCCGCGAATACCCGCCCGGCAAGCTCGAACTCGACGCGCAAGCAGCGAAGACGGAATCACGCGCAGAAGCCTTCCGGGCGAAGCACCTGAACAAAACTACATAGGCCCATGTGGGCCTTCTCTCACAGGAGGCCCACATTGGCAGTCGAGCTGGCAACCGCGTACATCAGCCTCATCCCCACGGCGAAGAACATCAAACCGGCCATGGAGAAGCAGTTCGCGCCAGCTCAAGCAGTAGCTGACGACGCTGGCCGCGAATCAGGCAACAAGTTCGCCAGCGCCTTCACCTCGGCAACATCCCGTCTCGGATCCGCGCTCGCCGGCACATTGAAGATGGGCCTCACCGTCGCTTCGACTGTCACGGCAGCTGCAGGTGCTGTCGGCGTGAAGACGGCGGCACAGCTGGAGCAGGCTGACATCTCATTCACGACGATGCTCGGTAGCGGCGAGAAGGCAAAGGCCTTCATCGCTGACCTGTCCAAGTTCGCGTCCAAGACCCCGTTCGACCTCCCGGGTCTCCAGACCTCGGCATCCTCGCTGGTCTCTGCCGGCATTGACGCTTCCAAGGTCATCCCGATCATGACCAGCCTGGGCAACGCCACCTCCGGTATGGGTACGGGTGCCGAGGGTATCCAGCGCGCTACCGTGGCGCTGCAGCAGATGAACGCTGCAGGCAAGATTCAAGCTGAGGACCTCAACCAGCTCCGTGACGCCGGAATCCCGGTCTATGACCTGCTCACCGCCGCTACCGGCAAGAGCACGGCCGAAATCGCAGAGATGGCGGATAAGGGCAAGCTCGGCCGCCAGGAACTCGAACAGCTCATGACCGCGCTGGAGACCGGCAAGGGCCTTGAGCGGTTCAACGGCCTGATGGAGAAGCAGTCCGCTTCTCTGACGGGCATGTGGTCCACGGCAAAGGACACCTTCTCCACGGGCATGGCGGAAGTTGTTCAGCCGGCTATCCCGTTGATCAAGGAAGGACTGGGAGGCGCTACGGCGTTCCTCTCGGACATCATCCTCCCCAAGGCTCAGGTGGCGCTCTCCGAGACGGTGGGTGGCATTTACGCATTCCAGGCTGCTTGGACGGCAAACGATGGGGACGTGACCTCCAGCGGCTTCCCCGGCCTCATGGAGAAGACGGCATTCTTCCTCCACGATGTCGGCGACGGGCTGGGCAAGCTGGACTTTTCCAGTCTGGACGGGTTCCTGTCCTCGGTGAGCAGCACGGGCGGCGAAGTCGGGCCGGTCCTTTCCGACGTCGGCCACAGCCTCGCTGGGCTGTGGCCTGCAGTGAAGGAATTCTCGGCGCAGGCTCCAACACTTGCCACTGGCGGCCTGAAGCTCCTCGCCGGGGCTTTGGGTTTCCTGTCCGATCACGTGGACACGATCATCGACTGGATGCCACTGATCGTCGCGGGATTCGTCGCTTGGCGGGTGGCGCAGATCGCGCTGAACGCTGCAGCGGCCATCACTCCCGGCATCCAGCTGGCTGTGAACATTTCGCGGATCAGTGCGGCCCGGGCAGAGATGGGCTTGGCCGCGGCGCACCGCACCTCGGCCGCCGCACTCGCCACGTCCAACGGGGCAACAGTCGTGCAGGGGGCGGTCACTCAGAACGCGACCCGGCAGACAATTGCCCAGCGGACAGCCATAGTCGCTACCTCCATTGCCCAGAGGGCGGCGGCGGCAGGTCAGTGGCTGCTCAACGCGGCAATGAGTGCGAATCCGATCGCGATCGTCGTTCTGGCGATCGGTGCCCTGGTCGCTGGGCTGGTGTGGTTCTTCACCCAGACGGAACTGGGACAGCAGATTATCCAGAACGTCTGGGGCGCCATCCAGGTCTTCATAGGCGCTACGGTCGCGTGGTTCCAGACGTACGTGCTGCCCGTGATCCTCGACGTCTTCCGCAACGTCGGCGCGATTTTCGAGTGGCTGTGGACCAACATCGTCTCACCTGTCTTCGGATTCATCGGTGCTGCTGCAGGGGCGGCCTGGCTCATCCTGCAGTTTGTCTTTCAAGCCGTCGTCGCGATTGTCCAAAATATCGTGGCTCCGGCCCTGATGTGGCTGTGGCAGAACGTCTTTCAGCCCGTTTTCGGGTTCATAGGGTCGCTGATCTCGGCGTGGTGGAACTTCATCGTGATGCCGATCTTCAACGCGGCGTCTTGGTTCATCCAGAACGTCCTTGGCCCGGTTTTCGTGTGGCTTTACCAGAACGTGGTGAAGCCGCAGTTCGATGCCATGGGCGCGGCGATCAAGTGGGTCTGGGACTTTGTCATAAAGCCCGTTTTCGACACGCTGAGCGATTTCGTCATGAAGACCATACCGAAGGCCTTCGAAGACGGCGTCGGATTCGTGAAAACAGCGTGGGAGAAGCTCCAAGACATCGCGAAAGCGCCAGTGCGGTTTGTGGTGGATACGGTCATCAACGACGGCCTGATCGGTGCCTTCAACACCGTGGCGGACTTCCTGAAGATCGACAAACTGCCGAGGGTGTCCCTGCCGGCAGGCTTCGCCGACGGCGGCTACACCGGCGACGGCGGCAAGTACGAACCAAAGGGTGTCGTCCACGGTGGAGAGTTCGTCTTCACCAAGGAACAGACCAAGCGGGGCGGCGTCCGCAACCTGTACGCGCTCGCAAGGTCGCTCACGGGTTACGCGACCGGCGGTCTGGTGCATCCGGTGCCGAGCAGTGTGGTCTCTCAGGGCTTCCACGGCGGGCACAACGGTATCGACTTCGCAGCTCCGGAGGGCACCCCGGTTCGGGCTGCTGGTCCGGGCCGCGTGTCGATGGCTGGTTGGTCGGCTCATGGGGGCGGCAATGAGATCCACATCGACCACCCGAACGGGCTGCAGACCTGGTACGCGCACCTGTCCCGGTTCGCGGTCCAGTTGGGGCAGATGGTCAACGGCGGAACCCGCATTGGTGATGTCGGGTCCACGGGCAACTCCACCGGCCCGCACCTTCACTACATGGCGCTCAATGGCGGCTGGCCTAACTACGTCAACCCCGCAGGGTTCTTGGGCGACGGCGGCGACATGCCCGCCAGCGGCACCCCATGGAACCCGATCAGTGGGCTAATCGACGGTCTGATGGACGGATTCAAGACAGCGTTTCCGCAATCGGGCGCCTTCGTGGATCTCGTGGGTGGCGTCGGCAAGCGGCTCCTGACAGACGCTTCCGAGTTCATCACTCACGCCTTTGACGGCAGCAGCGATGACCGGGGCAACGTCCTGGGCGCGACCTTGTACGACGGCGGTGGCTGGTTGGAGAAAACGGCAGCCCCTCAGCTGGTCCATCACCGGAAGTCCAAGCCGGATGCGGTCCTCTCTCACAGCCAGTGGGAGAACATGGCCCACATTGCTGAGCGCGCGGACCGGCAGGCGCCCGGGGTGCAGTTCACCGGTCCGGTCCATGTGCGCGATGAGCACGAGCTGTCGCGGATTATTCAGACGGAACAGCGCGACATGCTCGCTCTCTACCCCGAATAAGTAAGGAGCCCAATGGGTATCAGTTATGCGGTTCCTTACCGCCCGCCGGCGCCGCCCGCCGCGAGCCCTTGGAAGCGGTCTGCCATGACGTGGACCGCCAAGGGTGTCACATGGAAGCTCACGGACCCAGCATCGGGGTTGTTCCTGATGCCGGGCATCCGGGGTATGGGTTCGGTCGCCACGGATCGGCATGCTACGACGTCGCCGGCCGTGGCCGGCTCGGAGCATGAGGGCACGTCGGTTCTGGACCGAAGCGTGTTTTGGCCGGTGCACCTCTTCCATGACGAAAGCTCCGAAGCTTGGATGAAGCGGGATCGGGCGTTCTGGCAGGGCATGGACCCTGATGATACGGGCGTCTGGGAGATCACTTTGCCGGGTGGAGCAAAGCGCCGCCTGCGCCTGCGGTTCCGCGACGACGGAGACCATACCTTCACCCATGACCCTCTGTTCTTTGGTTGGCAGTCCTATGGCGTGAATTTCATTGCTGAGGATCCCTTTTGGGAGGGCGATGCGGTTGTTCAGTCGTGGAAGAACAAGGAATATCAGCCCCTCTTCGAGCCGAACGGGCCGCACCTGTTCAACATCGGTTCAGGCGCGGACGTTTCAACAGCGACACTGGACAACCCCGGCGACGTGGAGTCCTATGCGACCTGGTTCATTGATGGGGAAACCACAACTGCCGCCGTCGGGCTGGACGGGTTGATCGTTGAGGTTCCGTTCGATGTTCCCGCCGGCAAGTGCCTGGTGATCGAGTCGGAACCGGATGTGATCGGGGCGACCATGTACGACGTCGTGCCCGGCGCACCAAGCAGCCCCTCTGAGCGAGTAAGCGGGGTTGACATGGTGAACCCTGTGGATCGTTCCGCGGACCTTGGAGAGGCGGACTTTGCGCCCATCCCGGCAGGTACCAGTGTGCCGTTGTCACTGTCTCTGGTGGGTTCCGGCGTGGTTGAGGCCCGGCTGCCGACACTGTATCGGAGGGCTTGGTGAGTATTTTCCGCATCGGCGTCTACGACGGGGACCGGAAGTTCCTTTGCCAGATCGGTAATCCCTCCGCCCTTTCGGTCACGGTACGGCACAACCTCATGGGGACTCTATCCATGACGGTGCCGCTGAGTCACCAACGCTTACCGGAGCTCATGGAGGATGACACCCGGCTCAAGGTTTCCTTCAAAAGGGATCACCTGATCTCCGGCCCGATCACTGCGGATGCAGGCGAAACGGACGGCGTGGGCGGTCACATGACGTTCACCGTGGAGGACGACCTCCGTATTCTGCGGAAGATCCTTGGCTGGCCGGTCCCAGCATCTTCAATCGAAGACCAGAGTTTCGCGGAGTACGCGACCTACACGGGTGACGCTGAGTCGATCATCAAAGCTGCGGTGCAGGAGAACGGGGTGACTCGCCTGGGCATCCCGGGCCTAACGGTTGCGCCGAATTTCAATCGTGGCGCCATCGTGCCCGGGGGCGTGCCACTACGGATGCATCCGCTCATGGACCAGATGTTCCCGGCGCTCGAGCAGGCCGGCATCGGGGTCACAGTGAAGCAGGCCGGGACCGATTTGGTCCTTGACGTGTACGAGCCGCGATTGTTCCCCCGGAAACTGTCCGTGAAGGGCCGGACCCTCAAGAAGGCCTCATGGACAAGGGCGAGGCCTGAAAGTTCCCGGGTTGTCACCGCCGGGCAGGGTGAGGGCGTTGACCGTAAGTTCCGACTCCTCATCGACCATGACCGTGAAGCGCAGTACGGCTTTGTAGGCGAGACGTTCCGGGACGCCCGCGATGACAACACTGATTCGGTGCTGGATGCCCGCGGCCAAGAAACCCTGGACGAACACGGACCCAAGAACGGGCTCTCCCTAGACCTTGCTGGTACCGGAATCTTCCAGTACGGCGGGTCGGACGGTTTCCGCGTGGGTGATCGGGTTCCGGTGGACGTCGGTAACGGGCTGATCATCGCGGAGACCATCCGCGAAGTCACGCTCACGTGGAAGTCAAAGACCTACGCCCAAATTGACCCCTCCATCGGAGAGATAACCAACCAGCCTGCGCGGATCGTGGCGCAGCGACTTGCAGCCGTTTCCAAGCGGCAGCGGAATCAGGAGCGTCACTGATGGCAGTGGAATTCACATCCCGCGGCTATGACACCACGCCGGCCAAACCGTACAACGAGGATGCGTGGGCGCTGGCCCACTCCCTCGCTCAGACCGGGGTGGCGCGTTACGGGGTAAGCGGGGCCAACGACTGGAAAGTCAGCAGCGTAGCAAGCGCTACCCGGACGGCAGCTATCGCCGTCGGCATTGGTTTCGGCTGTGGGGTCACGGATCAGACCTTTGAGATTGAGACGTTGCAGTTCCCGCCGTCCGCTTCCGGGGTGCGTTGGGACACTGTGGCGGTCCAGCGTAATTGGAATCCTGCCGCCGGTGAATCGAAGTTCGTTATCATCCCCGGCGGTTCCACCCGCGCCATCTCCGGCGCCCGCCTGTCAGGCCCGGGCCAGATCGATCACCAGCCCATTGCTTTGGTTGCGGTGATTGAGAACAAGCCGCAGTTAGGCGAGATCGTTGATATTCGTTGCTGGGCGTCCAATGGTGGCGTGTTCACAAAAGACATACTGGCATGCCAATACCTTGGCCAGCTTGGGGCCATGGTCACCGTCGCTGACACTCAATGGCAGCACATCCTCATCGGCAACGACATATCGGACTGGGTGCGCGTTGGAGGCATCATGCAGGGCCCGGTGACGCTCGGCTTTGACACTGCCATCTACGGACAGATTGGCACGTGGATGGGCAAGTCCGTCAAAGACGGTGCAGTGTCCAGCATCGGCAACCGCGTCTCTCTTGAGGGCGGCCTTGCGAACATCGTCCCGATTCATTACGACACTCGTGTCCCTTCGAAGCCGTTTACGGAGTACTTGCTGGCCACCGTGCCGCCGCAGTTCGCCCCCAAAAAGGACGAGACGCTGACGCCCCTACTGGTGAACGCCTATCAGGCCGACCTCAGGGTGACCACCGCCGGTGAAATCAGGGTCAGTTTCCAGGCGGGTGTGCCGCCACAGGAAGCCCGAAAAATGGTGTTCATGCTTGGCGGTTTGGGGTGGAACCGATGAACGAATGGATTGCCCGGCTGACCTTGGGCGAAATCGTGACAACCCTCGCGGCCCTAACAGCTTTGGGCCTTGTGATCCTGAAGTTTTGGAGGCCTGTCCGGAAGATCTTCAAGGGCTTGGAAACGATCGGTTCGGACTGGAACGGCGCCCCGGAACGCACGGACGCATCAGGGCAAGTCATCGAACCTGCCCGGCCTGGGGTCATGGCGCAACTCGAAACGCTACGCGCCCAAGTGCAGAACTCCCACAGCACGAACCTTCGTGACGACGTGGATCAGGCACTACAAGGGCTGAACGAGGTGACAACGAGCCTCGCGGAGCACATCAAGATCGCCAAGCAGTCCGATGAGCAACAGAAGGAACTGGCCGGCAAGGTCGATGACCTGCACGAACGCTACGGCACCAAAACAGGAGGCACGTCATGACAACCCAACTCATCACGCCCAACCCCCACATTCCGTGCAAGCCCGGCTGGTGCCTCCAGTACGTGCGCGAAACGTTCGGCATCAAGCCCGGCGTGTACCCGTCCGCCACCGCAGGCTGGGCTAACGCCCAGTACAAGCATCGGGATCAGAACTTCCCTGATGCCTGGGTGCCGTTGTGGTTCTTCATGGCCGGCGAACCGCTGGGCCATGTGATCCTGCGTGCCCCTGACGGGTCGATCTTCTCCACGTCAGACCCCTCCACGACCCCGCATCACCACCCGAACCTCGCAGACCTGATGGGTCACTACGCCTACTGGGGTCTGCCGCTCACGTACCTCGGCTGGTCCGAGGACATCGAAACCGTTCGGGTGGTGAATGTCAGCAACTCCATCGAATACACCGGCTCCACCCAATCCCCACAGGAGGACGAATTGTCTGCTGCAGAAGTTCAAGAAATCAAGGACCACATCAACGATGTGTTCCTTGGCGACTACGCCTGGGACGGGCGCGTGGATAACCCCGGCCTCGGTAAGGTGCTGATCGAAACTCAGAAGCGTGTGACGGCGCATCGGGAGGAAACAAGGGCAGCGTTTGATGCACTGCCCACTCGAGTCTGGTGGGGAACGACCGTTGTTCGTGATGGCAAGGAAATCGCGGTCATCCAAGACCAGGCAAACGTACGTACCGAGCAGCTCGGGCAGGGCGAAGTGCTGGTGGAAATTGCGGAGAGCGTTTCTCCGGAAGCGCTGGCCACACTGGTCACCGAGGCCAACGCTGAAGCTGTCATTGAAGCCATCCGTGCCCGACTCGCTGCAAAGGAAGGCTGAGCATGTTTACTTCCATCCTCCGGACCATTGTCCCCGTCCTGTGGGGTTCGTTCATTGGCTGGGCCGTTGGACTGCTGCCGGTCCTTGAACCCCACCGCGTGGCGTTGCTTGAGTACGGCACGCCGCTGTCCGCCATTGTTGCTGCCGTGCTCATCGGTGCTTGGTATGCGTTCTGGCGTTGGCTGGAACCTCGGCTGCCCGGCTGGCTCACCCGCGCCGTCCTCGGATCCGCAAAGGCACCCAGCTACGAGGGCAAGCACGCAGCCAGCTAAACCACCCACCCTTCCCGGGGCGGACCTTTCAACGGTCCGCCCCTCCGCATTTAAGGAGGCCCTTGGTGGCCGATTACCCCTTCGAAATGGGCTTGGTTGTTGACCCGGAAAACTCCGCCAACATCTCCGCCAATGGCTCCGTGTCCATCTACGCGGGAGACGATCTCGCCGGTTCCTCTCTGCTGACCCTAAAGGACGCCAATGGATTCGGACTCGCCAACCCTTTGACGTCCAACGCGCACGGATACCTCCCGGCCTTTGTGTCACCGGCTCCGCAGGTTCATTGGAAGTCCGGTGACTTCTCCGGGTTCTTCAATTCGTACACGGGCCTCCGGGATGCGGCCGTGGCTGCCAAGGACGCGGCCCAGCAGTCAGCCATCGCCGCCCAAGAAGCCGTTGACCTTGCCCAGGCTCCCACGGATGCTCAGGTGGACGCGGGCATCTCCCGGGCAAACATCCCCGGTCAGGTCTCCGCTGTTGTAACACCAATGGTTGGTGAACAACTGCCGCCGCTGGTGGGGCCACTCGTCGCGGAGGCCATCGCCGCCGATTCCACCGTGGCCGATGCTGCGGCGGCAGCGGTGGACGGCGAACTTGCAATCCGGTCGTTGCTGCAGTCGGCCTTTTCCGATGAGACGGACGTTGAGCTGGCCATCACCGACCAGGACGGCCGCCGCAACTTCCTCGAAGTCACCAAAGCCGGCACCCCAACGGCGCTGTCTCAGCAGCTCCTCGCCCAAGTCTTCGGCCTGTTTCAGGGTCTGGCTTACGAGGGATTCTCGTTCGTAGCCGTAGACGCTAATGATCGTGCAGGCGTCATTGCTCAGACTGAAGACGGGAAATGGCCCTCGCACTCGGTAGAGGAAATGCGAACTGCCTTGACCCCGCCCGTGGCAAAGAAGATCACAACCATCGGGCATTCGTTCACCTCGAACGGCGCCGAAGCGGACTACCTGCGCATAGCGCTGGGCTGGCCCTCACACGCCACTCTCGGGGTCGGTGGTGAAATAGCCTCCACCATCGCCGCCCGCATAGGTGCGCTCCTCTGGGAACTCCACCCAGTGGGCGGAACCATCCCCACCACAGGCGCGGTAGAGGTCCAGCTCGACCTGCAGGGGCGTGGCGCTGCGCTGAATAATGCGTGGCCGCTACTGTGGTCCAATGTCGCGACTGGGCAGAACAACGATGGCCAGACCGGACTGCGCGGAACTCTTGCCGGAATCCCGGGAAAGCTGACGATCACCCGGCCAGCAGGAACCACCTCCGGGGCTGCGCATGTGGCCGGGGATCAGTACTTCTTCACCCGTGACACCGCCGGCGCGGCCACGCCGTGCGCCCGGGCCGCGTTCATGCCCTCGTTCGCGAAGACCGCAGTCGGTGGCGTAGTGATCATCCACACTGCTATAAACGGGCTCGGTGCAGCTGGTTCACCCGATTCCGACGACACTTACGGGGCAGTCCAGGCAATCATTGACTGGCTCCCCCATGACCGCTGGCTTGTCATCGGCGAATGGTGCGGCACAGGCGGCGCACCCGGCACCACTGCCGGGGACGCCGTCCTGGCCTGGAACCGGCGCGCATCCCACCGCTGGGGTCAAAAGTTCGTTGACATCAACTCCTTCGCTCTAACCCACGGCGTGGCCGCAGCGGGGATCACCCCCACAGCGGGGGACCTTACCGACATCGCCGCGGGCATCGTCCCCCGCTCACTACGGTCGGACGGTCTACACCCCAACGGCCCCGGCTACACCTCCATCACCGCCGCCACCCTCCCCCGCGTTCGAGCCCTCGGCTGGGCCTGAAAGGACTAACCATGACTGCGATCATCCGCGCCATCGGCGCCACATTCTCCGACACATTGCCCAAAGCCCGAGCCATCCTCGCAAAGGACAACTTCACCCGCGCCGCTGGCACGGTACTCGGCTCTACGGAGGTCGGGGGCAAGGCTTGGACTGCGGCCCAAAGCGCTGATGCGCCCGCCCTGACCGGGACCGCGCTGCGAGTGAAAGGCGTCGAGGCCGGAAAGTCCGCCGGACTCATCGATCTGGGGATCCCTGCCGCAGAGGTTGAAGCGGTGTGGGTGGCCAACGGTACGACGGTTCAAACAGGTAGCGCCGGTGTCATAGCCCGCGCCAATTCCGCGGGAACGTCTGGTTTCTTCTTTGGCCCCGCCTACCTGGGTGCGGGCTCAATGCGCTGGCTGCTGGCTCGGCTGGACGGCGGGGTGCTGACGTGGTTGCTCAGCGGTCCCGCTTCCGGTGCTGTTGACCGGCCAGTCCTCGGGGACAGGTTCTCACTGCGGTGCAACGGAACCACCATCGAGGGCAGGGTGAACGGCGTGACCTTGCTGACCGTCACTGACGCGGCCTACGCAACAGCTACCCGGGCCGGCCTGATAGCCATCGGATCAGCAGGCGGCAACACTCAATGCGACTTCGACGCCTTCAAAGCACTACCTGTCTAAACACAAAAATGACCCCCACCCTTCACCGGGTGGGGGTCATTTCTTGTTGCTAGCCCCAGGCTTCGAGAACGACCATGTCCTCGTTGGCGGCCAGGTGCCGGCCCTCATGCCCCGCGGGAAGCACACAGAACACGCTGAACCTTAGATTGATGGGCTTAGCCCGACAGTATCGCGGACCAACCCGACGCTTCCCCGAGGAAGCCTTGCCAGCACTAGGTTTCTCCATTGCCATCCGATCTTCATGTGGTCCGGTTGCCGGCCCCTTGCTCGCCTTCCCAGCCATTCAGCGCCTGCCATCCCTGATTTGGTACAGCCTGGCTTTTGATAGCCCTGTGGCTTCAATCAGGTCCTTGAGGCGGATGCTGTCATCAGCGAACGCTTCCTGGATCAGTTCACGGAGCTCCAGTTCGAGGCGGGTCGCCTCAGCGGCGGCTCTGGTTTTCGCCTCGACCGCCGCCCGCACTGTGTTCAGGTCAGCCATGCCGGTGCCGTTTCGTGAGGATGACCCCGGCAATTGCCGCAGCGACTACCCATGCGGCGAGGATTCCCGAGCTGGCCACTGGGTACTTCGCACCAGCAAGCATGGCCCCCGCCCCGATGGCGATGCCGGTAAAGGCGATGGTGATGAACAACGGGTCTTTGATGATCTTCATATGCTTTCGAATGATCGGTAGTCTGGGAGGGGAACCGGGCTACTTACCTTAGCCCGGTTCCCTTTATTGGCTACTTACGACGTCTGCCTTTCCCTTTGCGGGGCCACGCGATGATGATTTGGATTATCGCCGCGATCAGGCTGGCTGTCATAACTGCCAGTCCCAGTGTTTCGACCATTCGTACCTCCTTTCCTTGTCCGATATAAAAAGTATAGCGCGCTACACTCAAAAGGTAAAGCGCGCTACACCGCGGGCTTTAGGGCACCATGGAACCATGCCAATCCTCCCGCCCACGTCGTTCCTGCTCGACGGCGTCACCTACACCTTTGTCCACCCCGAACGTGAAGGGATGCACGAGGACATTCACTCGTGGGAGTTGGGCCACTACCCCAAAGTGCACGCACACATCCCGATCAAGGACGGCGGCACCGTAGCCGTCTACGCGCACGCCACCCACTGGAACAAAACCCAAATCAGCGTCCAATGGTACGACGACGAGAAGACAAGCCTCACAGTCTGGCTACCCCAAGACGAAGTCAGACCAGTCACCAACTCAGAATGGGACATAGACGAATACAACCGCTGCCCTGAATGGCTGCGTACCGTCCAGTGGGGCAAGAGGTTGCCCGGGTTCTTGCCGGAGTAACTCATTAGCCGTCCGTACAACGAAGGTGAGATCAGACCGCAGTCACTAGTGTAATCATCACCCAGCCGGGTACGTCGCCACGCTCGCGGTCATCCAGCGGGGGCAACACCTTCCGGACTGCCACCATGAACAACCAAGAAGAGCAGAGGAGCAGGATGGAGACAGTGGACAGTTTCTTAGCACTTCGTTTCAT